CCCCGTGGCCACTGCCAGAGGCATCACCGCGTCAATATCGAGGAGAAGTCGCTGGTTCATTTCATTTCCAGGCAGAAATTTCGAACCACCCAGACGTTGACCTGATTCCATCGCCCGCGGATTCCCGTCCTATACGGCCTCCTCCGCCTCCATGAGTCGGTCGGCTGGGTTACGTCTTCCACCCAGAGCCAGCAGAACATCCGAGAAATCGCGCAATCGATAATTCTCCTCAAAACCCACCTCCGCTTTGCCGCTGGATCTGGTTCCACCACCGATCGCTGAATGCCCAGCCCGTTGCGCACTGCTCGATGATGGCGAATGCGCCCGCCTCATCATCTATACAGCGGTACTCGCGCGCCTGCTCACGAAGCTGCTGCGCCGCCTTGTCTGGCGACAAATGCACATCGAGAATCTGCGTGATCTGGGAGAGCTTCGCTTGGTTTCCTGCTATGACGCCGATGGCCAGCGCCGCCACGCGAAGGAGAGAGACCGGAGAAGAGGGGAGATTGCGGCCGCCAGGAGGAGAAAAGAACATTGACGACTGGAATTGCATCTGCTGAATCTGAAAGAATGCCGTTATCTCTGCGTCCGTGAAGATAGGATTAGTGCTGTCCGTGTCTGGTATCAACAGTCGGACTTTTCCAAGATCAGTTGTCGGATCATAAGTAAACGACATCTCATTTTAGGTCAGACCGGAATCTCCTTACCGCCACCTCCCCCGAGATACGCGAGGTGACTCCGGCCTAGCTTGTTTAGCTCGTGCTGCCGTTAGAGGCAACGGTGCTACGGCCGTCGATCTGGGTTCCACCGATGACGGAGATAATCTTCATCTCTTGGTCCATCGTATAGAAATCTCCCATCATGGCATCCACGCCGCCGCCGATGCGTTGCGTGTTCGGGATCTTGCTGTAAATCTGCGGAGTTTCGAAGCCGTTCAGGAAACCGACCTCGATGCTCGGCCGATTCTGGCTGTTAGGATCGACAGTCAATCCCCAACTCGTGAACTTCTTGGTTGCATCCGTGCAAACGATCGGAATGTACGGATCCATCACCAAATCGAGATTTTGGATTAACCAGTTGTTGACATTGAGGAACTGCGCGGGCTGCGCGTTTCCGGCGCCGCCGCCTTCGTTGGTCAGGAACACGCTCAACTGGTTCATCAGGTTGTTGGCGGTAACCAACAGTGAGGGTCCGAACCAGAGCTTCAGCCGGCCGGTAATCATGATCGGTTGACCGCTCGAATCCTTCATCGCCGCGAGCACCTTCAGGGCATCGCTGAGCCCCTGCACGCCGAGCACGGGGTTATTGCTGGAGGCGCCGTTGGCGGTCACGATCTTGTTTCCGTAGCCCGTGGTGTACAGGCTGGCGTTGGGTCCGTTGGCGTCCACGTAGAGTGACGTGATGAACTTCGAAACGCCGCGATTGCCCTCGATCGCCAAGCGGGCAGCCAGATCCTGGAAGATGCCCAGATCATCGTTTACGATGGCCGCCCAGTTGACGCTCGTCATGGACTGCCCGAGCAACGGAGCGTAGGTTACGGCCGCCGTGCTGGCAGTAGCCAACGTGCTGCCGCCCTGCGGTACCGGACCATAGAGAGCGGACTGCTGCGCCATCTCGGCCGGATCGCGGTAGGTCAGCGGGCTCACAACGCCGTCCAGCATATAGCGCTTGACGGTGCGGAAGTCGCGAAGCTGCTTCACCCGGACCAGCGGCTTGTTGACCACGGGATAGTCGTTGTACGTGCCGTAGTACATGCGATCTAGCACGTCAACCGTGAGTGCCTGATAATCAGACACCGACATCGTCTCGACCAATCCCAGGACGTTGCGGCGGGTATCGCCGTACAATCCAGGATAGCGCTCCATGAGGTAATGCACGAACACTTCGTTCGTGGGAGACATCGCCTCCTTGATGAACATCGGGTTCTCTTTGCCCGTGATCACATCGGCGTAGAGGCGCGCCGCCTCCAGCACCTTGCGCTCGTGCGCGGCGGATGCGTTCCGCTTGGAGGCCGCGAAGCCCTGCAACGCGGGATTTTGCTCAACCTCGGTACGGTTGTAGCCAGCCGTCTGGCCGAATGACATCGACTGACCGCCAGCGTTATTGTAAACGGCGGGGTTGGCTTTGATAAAGCTTTCGAGTTCCGCAATCTGTGGAAGCATGTTATTCGCACCCCGCTAGTTTCACGACCGCGGCCGTATCGGTCGCGCCGCTTGAGACGCCCCCGACGTAAGAAGGATCGATAAAGCCAAAGAACTGATCACCAGGAGTCGCACTCAGCGTGAGACCGTAGGTTACGCCCGTCGTGGCATCCCGCGTTCCAGTGCCATATACGCGGCCACCAGGGGGGATTGCGGCGGGAGTTTGAGGGCTTACCACCGTCGCGCCAATCACTGTGAGATTGAAGCTGCCGCTGAAGCTGAACACCGCTCCTCCCGTGGCCGCGCTGTAGCTGTTCAGAGCCACTGCCGGCATATCCACGCCGGTGGAGTTACCAATCAGAACCGCATCGCCCGCAACGATGGTTGTGGGGCAAGCCACAAACCGCCGCGAAGTAGGGGTTCCGGAGTAAACCTGATTTTTCATTTTGGCTCCTTCTTGGCGGCCAGGAGATGAGTCGCCTTGTAGCGCTTTTCGACTTCCGCAATGAGCGCTTCGGCTCGGTCCACCGCATTTTCAGCGGAGACATCGAGACCGGCCGCGATCGTCGCGGCTACCATGACCAGTTGATCGGGGCTAATCACGATGCCCTCCCTCGCGCCGCGATCAGCGCCGCACTGGCCGACATGCCGAGACGCTGGAATGTGGCCGCACTCTCTTTGAGAGTCCGCTCTGCTGCCTGCTCTTCAGCCACCCGCCGCGCCTCAGATTCCTTGGGGTCGATGGTGACTGCTGAGCTAACGCCCAGCCCAGTAACGCGGCCAGAACCAACCAGACCGGCCACATAAGATCCCTCCCGCTTCGCTTCGGCGCAGATCAAGTCCACGAACTTAGCCGAATCCAGCGCGCCTTCCTTGATCGGGAGATCGCGAAGGCACGTTTCGATCACCCGCGCCTTGCTCGAGGCCGGCAGAGATACCGACTCCAGAAGCCGCGCGCCCTCTTCCCGCGCATCGCCACGGATGGCGCGTTCGGTGAGGGATTTTACGGTTACTGCCGGTGTGTGCACAGTGGTCTCGACAGCCTTTGCCACCGCAGATTCCACCAGTTTTGTTACTTCAGCCTCGGTCATCGAGACCTCCTGTGTTTGGGGTTGCGGCTTGGCCGCTTCAGTCAAAATCATCCCGCCGGCGCCGGCGCGCGTCACCACATCCACCGACTGTGCCGCGGTCAGCTTCTTCAGAACGGGGACGCCATCTTTCATGCGCCCGGACTCTGCGATTCCGCTTGCGCGGATCGACATGCCGACGTAAGCCGCCTTTTCCTCGACGCTGCTGGCGTGGTCGGCGAAAACCTTCATGCGGGCATAGAGCCCTTCGCCCTTCGGGTGCACATCGTGGTATACGGCTCCGGTCGTAAGCACGCCGGCCAGATTCGCTACGTCACCTTCCGGTCGCTGCGCCTCTTCGGCCGCCGTCGGATGATTCAGATACACGTGGGTACCTGCGCCGAATACCTCCGGACCATCGCGCCGCAGAACGTCGGCGGGATAGTAGGCTGAGGAGCCCTTTCCCGGACTGATGAGCTTGATTTCGTAGTCTGCGCGCGCCTCGCGCAAGACGATCGGCTCCAAAGTGGAGGCGGATTCGGTGAGCTTCAGGCTTCCCGATTCCGGCACCCTCTTGGAGTCCAGAAGCCGCTTCATGGCAACATCGGATGCCGCCTCGGCCATCTCTTCTCCAGCAGAGCAGCACGCGCCCAGTACTGTAGCGTGGTCGTGGATGGTCTGAATAACCTGCTGGTCGGATGCGCTGTTCCTCCGACCGACCTCGGCCAGCGGAGTCACGGCAGCGTCCATGATTGCCTTCAGCAGCTTTTCGCGCGCACCTTCAGCGCTGAGATCACCAGCAGATTCTTGTAGTCTGAGCGCAAGAGCAATGTAGCCAGCGGTCAGGTGAGGTTTGCTTGCGGGCGCAGCCATCGTCAAAAGTGATGGTAGCGTTACAGTACGCCTGTACGCGCAAAACAGTACAAATAATTCGCGAATTGGGCTACAATTCAGTGCATGGCTGATGAGAGAACGTGCTCACTCTGTGAGCAGCCCCTTGACACGAACGGTTACCCGCTGTGGTGCCGAGCATGCCGCACGACAAAGAAGAGAGCGCTGAAACAGGCTCACGACGAGATGTCTACCGGAAGGGGCTTCGCCGCGGGAGCGGAAGTGATGCGGAGGGAACTGCTATCTGGGCTTGGGGCTATGGCTCCGATGGGGATGCTGAGAGTCAAGGAAACCTCGGATTGGATTGCTAGCTTCCCCACGCCGCGACCGCAGTAGGGAAATGGGGACCTTGTGCAGGGGTCCCCGGAAGGCAATAGCTACTGGGCAGGACCGTAATCAGGAGTCGGCAGGCCATTCCCGCCGAAGAAACAGGAAACGTAGCACGTGCACGATGTTGGAACAGAAGCTTCTCCCTGGAACGCAAGACCGAACGTGGCCGCATTCAGCGCCACCTTCAAAACATCCACCTTGGCATCCGGCAAGTTCTCCGGCGGTCCGCTCCGGTCGGCTCCCCCAGGCATGTGCACGTGATTCGTCGGGCGAGATCCCATCCCGCGATGCGCACACGAGTGCATGACAGCACCCTTGGCCTTGCACCCATGCGTGGGCATTTGGGCATGCGCTATGCCTAATCCTATGTAGGAGATGTACAGCAGAGCTACGATACAGCCGATTATTTTCATGGCTGTATGGTAACACACATTTGCGCGCTTGCGTGCGCAATAGTACTAATTGTGTGTAGTTTTATGTGGTGAGCCCTGGAATAGATTACCCCACGTCCCTCTCGACTGATGGCCACCCCAAGATAAGAGAGCCGGATCTGCGCGTCAAGAGCCAGTGCAGTGGCTTTGAGCATGGCTGACCATGGGATCATAATAAACGCGATTTCCACAGGGCGGCAATCGGACAAAACTCCTAGTACGTGCTGAAATTAACTAAAGTTAGCTCTCGAATAACGCATTGATGTCGGCTATCTTCTTGTCTCTCTCGGCAACGATGAGAGCTATTTCCAGCAGATCGGAATCCGTGAGCGGAGCGTCTGCGATGGCTTCTAGGTAAGTCTGTTGGTTGATCATGGTGCCAGATTACACCACTATGCGCGCTTGCGCAAGATCACTTTAGTACGTCCGACACTTCGGCAGCGATGAAGTCCCCCACGTGCCCCTTGTTTTCGTCGTACGCCGGCCGCATGTACGGCTGAGCCACCATCCCCGCCCAGCTTGAATTGTAGGGTCCGTCGCCGGCTCCTGGAGACGCCGCTCCCCTGGAGCCAGTACCGTACTCGACGTAAGCCGCATACTCGGCATGTGGGGCGATCTGCGCGGTCACCGAAAAGGCCGAGGAGGAGAGAGAGCCGCCGCCGGCCATGCTGCCTATCCCCTTGCCTATCTCGACACTTATGGAATCCTTCAGCCAGCCGGTATCGACTGGCACGATAGACTGCGCGGACTCCTGGATAACCTTCGCCCCGGTCTCCACGCCGTTATAGACGGCTTGCCCAACGCGCGCCAATATCCCCTGGATCTTACCGGAGTCGATCTTTACAGAAATGCTAGCCTTAAGCCCCATCTATTCCGCCGACCTCGGGAAAATATAATTCAGCGAGCAATCGCAATTTGGGTGCGCCGGCGGCGCATCGTCCCCGCTATCAAAGTCATCGTCCACGGGGATTCGCCCTTGCTCAACATTCGGCATGCAGATCTCTGGGCAGGCCTCTCCGTCTGGGGACCATTCCTTCATGGCACCGGAGACCTCCTTGGCCGAGCTTAACATGGCGCTGTTGTAGGTTGCGTTCAGTTCGGTTCTGGCTATCATGTCAGCGCGGTAATCCGAGAAGCCGTCCACCGTGTCCTTGATGGCCGCAACTGCGTCCTGATACGTTCCGCCACTCTCAAACGTGGACGCCAGGGCGCGTGCTATCTCGTCCTTGCTGGTAGCATCGATGTCCGCCGCCAATTTAGACAGGCTTCGCTCCTCAAGGTAAGACGCGATTGCCTTTTGCCCCACATCGGCCGCCACCTTGATCAGATAATCGAGCTCCATTCGAGTTACTCCGGCGGCCATGGTTTCGGAGATGATCGAATCGTACGCAGCTTCGTCCCGATGAGCGGTATCTCCATCGAATACAGCCGTTGCCGTAATCTTCGAGGTAACAGACGACAGCAACCTAGCCAGCAAGGCAGCGTCTGCCTCCTGCACTGCCGTTGCCTGCTTACGGAGGAATGGCTCCAGCTTGCGTAGCAGTTCCGCCTTCTGCCTCATCCATCGAGATATCAGAATGCGCCGCAAGGACGCCCGCTGAGGCATAAGCGCAGCGGCATGCTTAGGATGAACCAGGGATTCGACCAAATCAGCCATCTCCTCGGATCCTTCGGCCAGGATCCGGATCTCTACCAGATCAGCCAGATCCTCGGATTCTTTCGCCAAGCTCATTTGATCACCGCAACATACGGCCGCGGCTCCCAGTGTTTAACGATATCCACCGTCACCGGCCTCCACTCGCAGCCGCACGCAGGGCACAGCCACGACGGACAACCATCCATGTAGCCGTCGAAGATGGCCGTATCCAGGCGCGGACCACAGCACTCGTCATCAGTATGAGTGTGGAGTGTGGCCATACTTAATCCCAAGTTTCTTCGCTATGGCTCGTACTTGCAGTTCTGTCTTTCCACTTCGGATCTGCCTCATGCCTTTGTTGTTATGATGCCTGCGAGGCTTAATGACCATGGCCGTTCTGCGCCTCCATGATCCCCAGTGCCCGATTCAGGCGCGAGACCGCAACCCGGATGCGCGCCGCCTCTTGGCTTACGTTCGCCGCCTGCCCATCGGGCACTCCGTCAGTGCTAGTTTGCGCATCGGCCGCTATCGTCCCGCCAGGAAACGCCGGGGGCTTCTCTATCGGCGCCGGGAGTGGCTCCTTGGTGCGGTCTATCTCGTACTCGCCCACCGGATACTGTTGCTCCGTCAGTTCGTCTCCATCCTCGAAGCCGAGCAAATCGTACAGCTTACGCACTCCAGACTTCTCGTCAATCCCGATTACCTGCCCCGCCTTGTTGCCCAGCGTCATCCCTTCCACAACGCTCTCTACGAGCATTTTCATGTCTCCCTCGCGGATCGCTGGAAAGTTGACCTTGATCAGGACTTCGTTCTTCGGCACCGGCCGGTCAGCCTCGAAAAGCTGGAACACGCCGTCTTCGTTCCGTCTTTTCTCCAACTTAACGTACTCCATACCGCGCCCGTCGGAGCGTATCCTTTTTGCGCACTCGCGAAATTTGATCTTACCGGCATCGATGCGCCGCGCCTTGAATGCCTCTCGCAGCTTACCGCTGGGAGCCATGAGAGAAACCTCCAGCGGGTGAAGGATTAGAGCCTTCAGGTCCTCTATCCATTCCTCCTGCTTCTCTAGCATGATCGTCTCGGTTGGACGATCCAGGCTGGTAGCCGTGGCCAAGTTGCCAGTGGACACGTCGCCAGTGAAGGTCTCCGGGACGCCGTAGCACATGCAGCACATGAGGATGTACCGGCGCACCTCTTCCGGATTGTCCGACATGCCGCGCTGGCCGACCAGCTTCATGGTCGTGCCCGGACCGCTTACCCACGTGCCGCCCGCCACGGCCGGCGGGTTCTGGTCCCAGATCCCCGCCTGATCTGGTCCAACCGTGGTCGTGATCTGAGACTTGATCCCCTCTATCGCCTGCTGGCCGCCTTTAGTGGAGATCTCCCGCGCAATCTGCGCGTTGGACTGCTTTACAGAGGCGCAAGCCTCGAGAATCTTCCGCGCTTCTTTCGCCCAGTCCAGAGCAGGATACCCGCGCGGGCACCCGAAATTCCATTTAGAGACATCACCACATTTAACGTGATAGACCGGCTGATTCCATTTCACGTCGTAGTCGCCTATTTTTGGAGGCTTCTCATCCGGCTTGTACCCGTACGCAGGGTACCAGCAGTTTATGGGAAGCAGCACCTCGCGCCCACTCATCGGGTCAAAGCTCTTCTGATTGGCGATGCGGTGATAGTACCAGGGAGTGTCGGTGTCGTCCGGATCAGTCTTGATGTCGTCGATTTCAGTGGCGTCTATCGTTCTTAACGTGGACCGTCCAGTGTCCGCAGCATCATCAAACGAAACGTAGAACAGGTTGCCATCCATGTCCTTGCGCTTCTCTGCCTTCATCAGTGCACGATGCCCGAGCGTCTTATGATTCAGCGCCAAGTACTCATCGATGAACTCGTTGACATCGTCATCGGTGCTGCTGATCTCAACGCCGCGGGCGAACACGTAAGCCGCGCACACGTCGATCAGTCGTCGGATGATGGGATTCTTGATGTAGTACAGCCGGCTTACTAGGATAATTTGCTGAATCCCCCAGCGGGAGAACTCCAGCCACGACGTGTTGACCTCGCGCCGCCACTCCACAGTCGCCAGAGCTAAGTCAAGGTCCCCGTAGGCTC